CGCTATCCAATCGCGCTCTTCCTGCTTAACCTCGAATGTGAGAGACAAATCCTCAGCCAATCTCCAGCGAAGATAATTCGCCCATCCGTCCGGCACATCAGGATCATCATCCAACGTGTCGCAGTTAAAGAGAAAGCGCTGATACATGTAGCGAATGGCCGACGCTGACGTGTAGGCCGTGGCGTCTACCCAAGCTGCCCCGGAGCTGCCCCCGAGCTGCCAATAGGTTTTCCAGTCGGTGCCGGTAACAGGCTTTCTATCTGTGCTCGACGTATGCGGCAGAATACACTGATAATTGAGAGTGTCAGAGCCGATCACCTCGTCAGCTACGGCATCATCCGTGCCTATGGTGCGTGGAATTGGCCACACCAGTAGCTCATTATCCGAGGGATCAGCCGCCTTGCGCAGGAAAATACTGAGCGGGTCGCCGGTGTCCAGCTTAGCCAACATCTCATATTGACGGGGGCTTACAATATCCATTGGCCGCTCGCCGCCAAGGGCATCCCGCCACCGAATTGAATGTATTTCGTGGATGTCCTCTGCCAGCCCTTCGGTGGCCGTGTAAATGGTCCGTCCGATTTCGAGGAATAAGGATAGTGTGGTGAGGGTGGTAAGAAAACGCTTGCCCCCTGTTTTATCTTGATCTTCTTCCCGCAGAATCGCATTCAAGCGGTCCACACCGATTCTGAGTTTGTTGCCGTCCGCCGCTTCGCCGACTTTGGCAGCGTGAACATCGAGCAACGCCTGCTTGATTATGTCGTTGCGCTTTTGTGTCGGTAGAAAGGTGGTTCCAAGGGCCATGCAAACTCCTATGATATTAAAAACTGGGTGGAAGCGGGAATTGAACTCGCATTTCGGGGTATGCCCGATCCTACCATTAGATGATTCCACCCACAAAAAAGGGGAGGAAGGATTTCGCCCTCCTCCCCTTTAGGTTAAATTAGCTTACGCCAATTTGAGATAAGCCACATGCGCCAAACCTCTGAACGTATCGGAGCCAGACACCGTATACGACAAAGATTTGATCGTGCCGTCAGTGGGATAGTTGCGTTTCGCCCACCCACCATTGGTCGCCACCACATCGGCACCCGCAATCGCCTGCGCGAGATAAGCGCCATAACCAGCAGTTTCAACCAAATAATCGATGTTCGCCCCGCCTGTAACCACCGGATAAAGAGTGGGGAAGCCCAAGTTAGCCACTGTGACCAACTTAGCCAGCCCATCCTCATCACCAGATTCCACAGCGTTGATGAAGCCTATATCCACGGTCTCACCAGCATCAAGCACCACCACTTGCACCGCAACATCGGTGATCAACATGCCAACCGGCATATCAAAACCTGTGTCCTGAACAGTGCCGCCCGCGATGAAAATCATCGGGAAGGTGAATACCTGCAACCGTTGCTCTGGGTACACATCCAACCGATGGACGTTGGCAGAAATACCTTTCGCATAGATTGCGAACCCATCCGACGTGAGAATCGACACATCGACCGCGGTAACAGTTTTCGCGGTAAAGAAGGTCAACAGTCCGCTAGATAGTGTGATCGGCTGCGAAAGAGCACTTCCATTCTGATCAGCCACTACGCTAACGAGTGTAGCCGAGGCGGCCAAGGTTTGCGCGGAGTTCATGACCACGGCTTTGCCCGTGCTGTCATCAACCACCGCATTGGTGCGTTTGTTAAAAATCTGAATGTTCCATTGCTTATACTGACTCATTTTACCTCCATGAAATCAGGTTATCAACGCTTAGGCCGGCGCGGGGCTTCTTAGCCCCGCACCATAGGCCGTTGCATCTACGCCAATGCCACATCGCCCCATACGAAACCTGAGTAAACATTAGTTTCGATGGTGCCCGCACCCTCTTCAACAATGGTAAGGGTGTTACCGGAAAAAGTATATATGGTCGCGTCATTGTCCGCGCCACTCCCGTCCGCAATCTTTCTAGCTTGAACGATACATCCCTTGATCACTTTCAAACCAGGAAAAATCACAGTGGCGGTGTCCGAGGTAGCTCCGACCCCCGCACCGCTAACGGAAAATGGAATGACAGAAACAAAACTCCCAACCACCCGAAGGGGTCCAGCCGGAGTTCGCCCATCATACCCAGCTTGTGCACTTGTTACATCAACAGCCATTGCTACCTCTTATCCATCCGCCACTGCCGAGGTGAAGACATGGATGATACCGTTATCCTCAGGGGTGGTGCGGTTGAAAACGAGTTTCGAGATGCCGCGGATTTCGCTGATCTCATACACCCGGTCATGATGTATGTCGAAATCGTCTTCGGCAAACTTGCTGCGCTGAGCCCAACAAACCGCGCCCGCTTGCGCACCAAGGAATAGATTATGCGCCACATCGATGGAGCCTGCGCCCGCACCGACTTCGACCGGAAGCCGGTCGTACTCATAGATCAGCACGCCTTCATGGCTGCCTTTGAAAGAGCTGCCGGTGAAGAAGGGGCTGTCGCTCATCGCCGATTGGGGGGTGAGGTTCAACAGCTTATTCTGCCAAGCCGCGTCATTCTCGGTAAGGTCCCGGATGGCGTAGGTTTGACCCATAAATGTAAACCATTCCTCCTGGTTCTTTCCGGTCTTAATCCGCATGGGGCGAATCTTGGCCGTGGCGTTGCGAGGGTTCAACGCTTTGCGCTTTGCACGAGCAATAAGGCGCGTGGTGAGTTGGTCCACCGTCGAATCAACGTTGGCTAGATCAGTGGCATGGACGCCCGAGTAGTTGGACTCAAGAGCGCCATAGAGATAGCGGCCTTGAACTTTACCAGTGGTGACAACAACGAGAGCGTCCGTGATGTCGTCGTCAAAGTCCAACGCCACCTCGTCTTCGAGGGCTTGTTTCGCTTGGACGAGAACATCAAACTTCACGCGCTGATTACTCATCGCGACGTTTTCCATCTTAACGAGCCGGCGATACATGTCCACGGTAATATTCTGGTTGTAGAACGACAAGGTGCCTTCATTACCCGCACCTTTCGCATTACCATCAATACGACCACCAACCAACCGGCCACGTAGACCGATGGTGATGCTGTCGCCAGATTCCTTCATCAGATTTTCTTTAATCTGGATGATGGAATCCGTTTCCGTAGAAGCGAATAGCTTCCAGCGGGTCAATCCGAGGTATTCTCGGAAGATGCTTTTTTCCCATTGGGTGTTTGTCAACCCATTGGCGTGTAGAACTTCAGTATAACTCATTTAGGTTCTCCTAGAACTTGAAGATTGATTCGAGCGAGTCCACCCCTTCATTCTTATTACTGGGCGAGCCGCGATCGCCGTGCGTTTCCGCCAGCGACTCAGGTGTCTCTGTCGCCTTTTTCTTTCCAGCCCGGATTTCCTCGAAGATAGATTTGCGCAAGTCCTTTTCCAGCGAAGCCTTAGTTTCTTTGGCGATGTTTTCTTTCCACTGAGCAGGGGAGGCGCCATACTGCTTCTCGAAGCGATAACGGTCCATGATCTCCATAACCGCGTGAACCGGAGAATCAGAATCCCGAAGCACTTGCTGTATAGCAGAATTGCCACGGAATAATTGGTGAAACTCGGTAAGAGTGGTGTTGACCACATCCTGACCATAGTCGCGATTAGCTGCTGACCTAGAGGCAATAGCCTTGCCGGCAATTACGGCTCGGGTGGCCACTGTCTCGGTGTCTTCGCCCTGCGTTAGCTTAGCTTCATCCTCATCGGTCCAGGTGCCATCGACTTTCTTCTGAAGGATGGCTAGCTGTTCTTCCTGCTTCTGCGCTATCTGTCGGAGCTGACTATTTTGCTGGTTCAGCTCATTCGCCCATTTGTGAGTGTCCTCGAACCGCTTCTGATACGGGTCAGCATCCGCTTTCGCTTTTGCCTCGGCCTCACTCTTGGCTTTTTCTTCGGCAGCCTTATTAGGTTTTTCGGCTGCGTCATCCTTAGCTTTTTCGGCGTCAGGTTTCTCCGCATCGGACTTGTCCTCTACGGGTGGTTTAGAATCCTTGGTGGACTCGTCGCTCTTTTCAGCGGGAAGCTTTTCAGCGCCGCCTTCTTCAGAGGAAGATTTGTCGTCCTTCGATTCAGTGGAACCAGAGATGTCCTCGGTAGATTCTTTCTCGGGGGCGGAAGACGTTTCCGTCGCGCTCACGCTAAAGATATCACTAAGGGAGTCGGCTGATTCCTTTGGTTCATCTGCCATTAACAATCCTTTCGATTTGTAAACGTTTATGTTGAGGCCAGATTAACAAGTTTGAGTTGTTAAATCAGCGATACGCTAAGCCGTATAAGATAGCCTCATACGCTTTACCGTTTAGCCGCGATGTGACCAGTTGCCAAAATAACGAGTGTTCTTAACCTTCACCACCCGCTCGTGCGTCGAGGGGTCATCCTCTATCTTCGTGGCGATGTGCACGTTGGTTTTAAGTCCGCGCTTGGTAAATTCCTCCCTCATCACCCTGGTGATTTTATTGGGATCACTGATCCGATCATGGGCCACTCTGAATTCCTGTGCCATCAGGCCGCCTTTTCTTCGACGCAAACGTCGAACCGTGCTTTCACACCAAACTGTTCAAACACATCTATCAGCATGAGCCGATAGCCGTTACAATCCATTTCGCTGGCAAAGGGACCGTCCCTGGTTACAGCCTTGGCCCCCGGATAATCCGGGAGCGGCGAACTTATGGTGAAAAACCAACCAATCAAAATAGCGCTAAGGATTGCCTTTTTCATTTTTCGGCTCCCAGTGCTCAATGGACATCGCGCCATCGGGAGACACTGTTAATTTTGCATTCGGAAATTTTGATCGACACAGGGTGGTGGTCCCCTGGCCATACCCACCAACACCGGCTGCTAAACCGCCAGTGCCCCCACGGAGGTCCGTGGTTAAACACACACTGGCGTCGTCGTTAGCCAACTCATGGATTAATTCTGGGCTTAAGGCACATCCCATGGTACTAAATGTCAACAAAAGAAAACAAATGCCGACAATTTTATTCACTTGGTGATCCTTTCGCTTCCGCTTGGATTTTCGACTTGGCCAAATCCACCGTAGCGCGGGTTGTAACAGCCGATGGCGGCTGCGCTTGCCTGACAAATTGGGCCAGTTCGTTATTGCCCATAATTTCATACATGAACGCCCGCTCTTCCGGCATAAGGTCCTGAAGGTTGGCTTGGAAGCTAAGACGCGGGGACACCGGAGGCGGCTTGCCCTGCGCATCAAGCTCTTTTACCAACTGATCCTTGTCCCGAAGGTCGCTCATCGAAATAACTTTCTTCGTCCAGAACGGGCCGAAGGGAAGAATCTGCGGTAGATACTGCATGAACAGCGCCCATTGCTCTTGCTGCACAGTGGACACATCTTCGAAGTCGTCCACCACCACGTCATAGTTCATCTGCTTCACTTTTTCCATCTGCGACGAACTTACCGTCACCATGCGCGGATTAGCCTGGGGGCTATCGGTGACAAGCAGGATTTTTTCGGCGGTGTAGTAGTTTTGGATCAAATCTAGGAGGACACGCCCGAGAATCTTGCGTGTCCTCTTTAGATTGTCAAAGATTGCGGCTATAGGCTTGTTCGCCTCAGCGAATTTAGTTTTTAGTCCCGAGCCGCTTCGAATTTCTCCAGTCTGAGCATACGTGTTGGGGTTGATACCCGTGATTGAGAAGAAAGTGTTGATGGCCGTGGCATACATCTGCTGCTGCCCCGCCGCCAGGTCAAGGTTGTTGCGTAAAAGCATCCGCTCTTGGGAGATGGCGCCGTCCTCGACCACTGCCACCCCATCCGGCTTCGCCAATTCCTCAGCATACACGTCTTTGTCTTTGATGGCGCCGCGTTCGATTACTGTTTGGTTGGTGCTCATCAGGTGCATAGACTTAGATTCGCGCTTATTGATCGCATCTTGCACTGAGAGCGCAAGCGTAATCAACGAATAGGGGGCACCGTTCTTCTTTCGGTAGACAAAATAGGGAACCAAGCTGAAATATTTACGCGGTGTGACCTTATGGTCGATCAAAGTGCCGCCAGCAATCAGACCGCAACAGATTTTCGCCTTTACCCGGTCGAGTTGCTCATACGCTATTCCCGCGGTGTCCGCTTTTTTAAGAAGTTCCCCTGATCTCTCGTCCTTTTTAACAACGGTTCCGTCCGAAAACAGGTAGATGCACTCGCGCTCATACTTCTTGTACTGTACTTCGATCAGGCGAATGCGCTTTCGCTTCTTATCTACGTAGTTTTCATTTCGGAACTGTTCAACGTCAGCAATTTGTCCGCCCGCGACCACACCCACCGACGAATTGCCCAAGAGTTCTTCAAAGGATGCCTTGGATTTGGGGTATTTCTCCCCCGCTTCTTCAGCATCCATCCAACGAGCCCGGCTTACAAACTTACAGTCTTCGTTCCAATCATACCGGCGTCCGTCAGGGTCAGGAAACACAGAAAGGCTGTCCTCACTGCGAACCTTGATCTCGGGCTGATACAAATCATCAAAGGTGGGGTAGGCTTCGATCACGCCGAAACCCGACACAAACCCATCCTTCGCCATTTCTCGTTCTTCGAATTCCAGATCATTTGCTTGCCGAATATGCAGAAACAGGTCACTGAGCAACTGGGCTGAGGCGCCGTCCGGCTCCGCATTGCGCCCACGAAATCCTATTCGAACACGCTGGTCAACCAATTCGCCGACAAGCTTATTCACGGTGACAGAAACAAGGTTGCTAACGGTGGGAGGCTGGTGGCGATCCTCAAGTGTTTGAAGTTCCTCATCCGTCCACTGTTTCCCCTCGTTGTATTCGTTGCATTTCACCGCATCTTTGCGATAATCGATCCAAGTAGGATGGTCAAGACTGTACGTCCAGAAGTCGTTAAGCTTTTTATAAAGCTTACCATCATCAGAGATACTGTCTGACGACTTGCTGGCTACATCCGTCGAAGTGTCTTCGTAAGCCATCAGCTAGTTTCTCCTAAAGAGTTCGCCATGTCACGTTCGATTTCTTTTTCTTTTTATGATTACCCAGACCACCCATTTCATGAAGTTTGCGGAGAACATCCGGGGTATAAATGCGGGTCATCATAAGAGCATCCGCACGATTTGGGCTGTCAATGCCTCGGGTTTTCATATCCTTCTTAGTTTCTACTTTGATCTTTCCCGCCACCTCTTCGTAACGAGGAGAATTCAAATCGCCCATCAGCAAGGCGTCATTGGGAATAGAAAGTTGCCCGGCCTCGAAAGACTCGCGAAGGCGCCACCAGAGTTCGTCCCGCAGTCGAAAGTAGCGATGGGGATTGAAGGCCGTGTTCGCCACATTCACTTCAATAATGTCGCAAGCATCCGCAGGAATTTTCTCCCGGAGGCTGCCAACAACGGCCCATCCGACTCCGATGTTATCGACCAAACATATACGCGGTTCGCCCACGGCCACTTTATCCACGGCCCAACTTGTGAGCACGCGGCTGTCGTCGCTGTTGCTGACCATGAGGGGCAGCACCACGGGGCCGCGAATGGGTAGGATAACATTGTCATCGCCACCTGCGCCCACGTCCAGTGAATACATAAGTATGTCGTCGGCCAGGGGCTCTAATTCTTTATCCACCGCGGACTCAATATAATCCCACGGGATGATATGGTTTTCACCGGAAGTGGGAGGAAGCCCCTTAACGCGAATGCGAAAAGTGTTTGAGTCCCGCCCATACTTTCGTGAGAGTCGCTCGATGCTGTCCTTGGTGACTTGGGGACTTAGCTCGGCGTCCCATCTAAATTGAAACCAATTGTCGCGGTCTTTGTAGTGCGTGTCTATGGCAAATCCCTTGCTCTTGGTTGGGTTGAAGAACAAGCAGCAGAGATTACATTTTCTAGTAAGCGTAGACTCAAGCGGTCGAAAGACTGGATCAGGGATGCCGGAAGCCTCGTCCGCGATAATGAGCAAAAAGTCTTCATGAAGCCCTGCGAGTGTCTCCGCCTGTTCATCCGGGCTGTTCTTCGTGTTCGCTGTGCGTGTGGCTGCAAACCAAGTCTTCCCTTCCTTCTCAGTGAGATAAAACTTGTCCGACTGTAGGGTGAACCAGTCTTTGAGGGCGCAGCGGTCGTGCCACTTCGCTAACTCGGCCCATAGCGTGATCCCCAATTGCTTCGCGCTTGAAGACGTGACGACAATCTTTGGATTTGGAAAGCATGTCAGAAACCAAATAATCAACCAAGACGCCACGGTGCCTTTGCCCGTGCCTACGCCAGACATGATTGAGGTGCCGAACATGCTATTCAACTTTCGATCACGATCAGTAATAGACCCGTAAGGCTCTTTGCCCTTGGTGTTCCAAGTGTGAAGCTTAAGCTTTGCCCACACCATCTCACAGAGCCCACTGAGAAATTCAAGTTGCTGACCTGTCGGCTTAACTTTAAATATCTGCTCTACAAAGAGCGGAAAGTTTCGCCGCCAAATCTTGATCTGTTCTTTTTCAGAATTAACCACAAGGCCCTTTCTAAACTAAGGCACCCACGAACGCTAGCATCAGTACTAAAAACACAATGCCGATTTCCCAACACAACGCACTGGGTAAAAGCTCCGAATCGTTTCGTTCCCACATACCGTGCCCTTTCTAATTATGGCCGATAATAAACCATCAACAAGCCGCGGGTCAGGGTGTGCATGATCAGCCCATCCACGGTAAAAGGCTCACTGGGAGTGAACGGCATGGGTACAAGATTACCTGTGACAAGGGTCGTTTCCCATACAACCACCCCATTTTCATTTTTCAAAATCGCCTGGTCGCCGTTGGCCGCTCCTGTTCCTGGGTCCCAAACAATCGCAATGATACGATAGACAAGAGAAGAAACTACGGTGGAAGTGTTCGCAGTGTCCAATAACAACGGATTGCTCGTAAGAATATTTGACATGATTACTCCTTATGCCCCAGAGCCCATGCCACTACATCCGCTTTGCCGCGTTGCAGCCGAGCCAATTCTTGATTTAGCGCCGACACTTCTCCGCGAAGAGAATTGAGTTCCACTTCTGCTTCGCCCTTTCGTGATTTAATAGTTTGGGCTTGAAGCTTGAGAGCCTCTCCCTGTTCTATTCGAAGACCGGCAAGCTGTGAACGCAGGGCTTCCACCTCAGCCCGAAGTGGTTCGACAGCGGCGGTAAGGTCTCGCCGCTCAACCATAAGTGCAGTTTTAAATGATGCTTGTTCGGCTAAGAGCTTCTCTTCCTCTACCTGCCAAGAGGAAGAAAGATTACTCTTTTTTGTTTCAAGCATTTTCACTGAGGCCGTTAACGTGGCCACGTAGGCTTCCACCGTGCGTAGCGATCCTAGAATTTTATCCATTAGATTTTTACTTCCTCCCAGGTCACACTACATCCAACAATGGGAGAAGTGCCTGCGGTGGCTGCAAACAATCCGATCACCCCGCCTGGAGGACAAATAATATCCCCATCAGTAACCTCGTTCACCGTTTGGTTCGCATTGGCCGCTAGGGCACCAACCGTGGGGCCGCCCAAAAATCTAAGCAATACACTGGCACCCGCACCAGTTAAAGCTGAGTTGGTAAAGGTTTTTGCGAGACTTCCGCCCGAAGCCAGAGTGAGCATGTTGATGGCGCCGTTGGCGCCTGTAGCCGTAACACCGGCATTGGCAGCAATACATCCCCAAACCAAACCACCAGCCCCCGTGGTGCCGGAGTTCCACGAGCTGTTAGCCCGCAGCATCACCAAATTCACCCCGCTGTTAATAGGATTGAACATCCCTACAAGGGGGCTGCCAGCGGCGGCGCCGATGACATGCGCGGCGGCTACCGTGATACCTGCTGCCGCTGAACTCAGACACCACACTCCACCACGCAGCACGGCTTCTTGATAAGCGCCGTGTGCCTGGCTAAATGCAATTTCTCCCGTCTTTGTCAAACGCACTGGGTTGATCGATCCGTCCGTGGCTGATATTGGTCCTACTCTTCCTTCAGAAAGCATGGTTAGTTATTTCCTTTTGCTTAGACATCAGTTAATATTTCTTCCCATGTAATAGAGGAAGAGACTACAGGACTTGTTCCCGCAGAAGCCGCAAACAAACCCACCGCATTACCCGCGGGGCAAAAGACCTGGCCATTAGAGGCATATTGGGTACTTAAATTTCTATTTGCACCTATCAAGCCGGTAGTTGGTCCCCCAATAAGTTGAAGAAGAGAAAACGCCACCCCAGAAGAATCGTTTCCGAATGACAGCCGAGGAAAATAATTAACTGATCTATTTCCTCGAATGCCGCCCGCTAACAGGGTAAGATTGAATCCGACAGGCTCTCTCGCTTTCCCCCAACAAAAACCCCCCGCTCCAAGAGTTCCACTATGTACAACAATAGTGGCCCGTAATATAACCCCAATTACTCCCGATCCCACTGGATTACTGATGGCGAGAATCGGATTGAGGGCGGCTCCTGTAATCGAGTTGTTGGTGCCTATGGTAATTCCCGCAGTATTGTTGTTTACCGTCCAGATATTGTTACGGGATGTCGGCTCCTGAAATTTTCCGTGAGTGTTACTGGCAGCTAAGCATTTAGTGTATTCAAGTTCAAATGGTGAAAACTCTCCAACTTGAAGTGTTTTTATATTTGATCTGGCCGACTCGACGAACATACTTCCTACCTCAATTCACGAGTTACCCCATACGGACTCCAGCGTTCTCCAATGGCCATTACGCTAAAGCGAAGTGCTTGTAGTTCAGCAAGCATTGATTCTTGCAGCGCACGATCAATTGATGCCTGACTTACAGGTAAAGCCTTGGTGAGAGACGCCACGGCTATAGCGCCATTGACATCCTCAAACATGAGAGCGGTGCCTGTAACAGAAGTGTCTACATCACCTTCAGTGTATTGGGTGCCGCCGCCGAAACTTGTAATCTGATCACCATTAGCATCAACTATTGCTGAAGCTAAAGGATTGCTGCTCGTAAGATCGAACACGGTAGCTTTGATAGAGGATGTTACTCCATCGAGTATTGAGCCATCCCCCGCGCCACCTGCCACCACATTAACCCGTAGCGCGTTATTGACTGAATCTCCCGGCTTGACAAGCACATCCGCCGTAGAAGTAACTGCAATGGGAACGGGAGTAGCAGTGGGGGCGTCCACTGTGATGGAGTTGCCACTGTCATTAATCCCCACTTCATCCCATACACCCGACTGTGTAACAGCCACGGTGCCCGTGATAGTGGTTGAGGTGAGAGACACCGGAACAGGTGAAGCCCGAAGCTGGACATCAGTGAGAGGCCCTGTAACTCCGACCCCGGAACTGCCGGACACATCCACTTTATCTGTGGCGAAAACTAAATTACGAATGTCAAGGTCCGTGGCCGAAACCACTGCCGAGACCACCGAGCCCGTTGCATCCACTGGAACAGGGGTGGCCCGTAATTGCGTGTCGGTGAGCGGACCCGTGACGGCCAGGGCCGCCGATGAATCAATGATGACATGTTGCTGGTCCGCAGGCTTGGTGCGGGTGAGCAAAGTAGCTTCTGACGCACGAGTAGATAAGGCCACATCAAGCTGCGCGAGAATGGCCACAAGGTCCGCAATGATCGTGGTGCCTTGGGCAATCTGTGTCACCTGGTTGGCTGCCGACGCATCGCCGCCTCCGGCACCGCTGCCGGCCATTCTGACCACCAGCCCCAACGCATCCGCCGAAGGAGTTTCGTTGGCCACTACGGGCTTAAGATCGCTCCGTTCTACGGGGTTCGCGGCCATTGTCTATCTCCCGAATATGGATTTGAGGCTGTCGCGCCGGGCTGGTTTTTTCTTGCCACGCCGCTTGACGCTGTAGGCTATCGCCACCGCTTGTTTCTGCGGGCGACCTGCGTGCATTTCTTTGGACACGTTGTGGCTGAAAGCTTTTTTAGATTTGCTGTAGTCGAGCGGCATTAGTCCTCCAGGTCTTCGTTGGCATCGGCAATAATCTTGGCCAGGGTGGCTATGTTCGATGTGCTCTTGCCCTGGAGTAATCGCCGCTGCTGGAAGGTGCGGTCCATGAGGGCAATAGCTTCTATCGGGTTCATAGATGGCGCCAGATCATGAAGTCGATCCCTGGCCTCCACTGTGAGAGCCACCAGGTCCGAAATCTCTTTTTCGCAGATGGCCTGCACCAGAGATTCGAACTTGGGATCAGTGTACGCATCCCGAGTGGCTAGGTATTTCGCCACTGTGTGGTTGTCGATGCCTGTGCGCTTTTTGATGGCGTAGGGCGTGTAGTTGAGTTTGGTGAGAGCGTGCACGGTGGCTATTTCTTTTTTATCTAGCTGCTTCTTGCGGCGCTTCCCTCTGCTGCCCACGGGGCCTTTGATCATCGTCTCAACAGCGGCTTTCCCTGGGCATCAACAGGATAGTCGTAAGGCCGCCCCTGGCCGTCGCGATACACCGGGGCTGCTACTGGAGCAGGCAATGCTGTGGCGCCGGGTGAAGGGGTTGGCGCTTCTTTCGGCCCAACTCCGAGAAGCTTCAACAAGAAGTCTATTCCCGGAATTCCGCCCACAATATCTTCGCCCGAGTTCAATGGATTATCAGCCACGGCTTCTCCTTTTGCGGAGAATAATCTCCGCGTTGCGCGTTTCTCCCTGCACCTAGACACAATGACACACCTCTTTTTAAAAATATTTCTGAAATTACAAAGCGGCCTAAGTGTGCGACGGCCTACGGGTTTTCTTTTTGTTTTTCACGTTCGTCAAACGGCAGTAGGTAGGGTTGCCCATAGCCCATCCCTCGGTGCCCCTAGGGATAGCCGTCAGACTCCAGTATAGACAGAGACATGAGAAAGAGACAAGACCAGAGACAAAGACAAGCAACAACAAAGAGTTAACACACCTGCGCTTAGCGTTAAAGCGCTGTATGGTAACGGACTATCCCATACGTTTCGGCCCAATTCGTCAATCAATTCGCTACGTTGCGCAAGCGCCCACGCGCCGAATTACCCTAACGCCTTTTGGTCGCCAAAGCAGTCAGCGCCAACGGACACATTGAAGTGACACAATGACACTATGACAATGGCAAAGTGACAAAGCTTGTTACTCCTCGGCGCTTGCTTCCGTGAATTCATTACGCTTTGCTTCTGGCATCAAGCTTGCTTTAGTTTCTGCCTATGAAAACACACACAACGACAAAAGAAAATGGTAGCTATAGGATCGAGACACTTAACCGGAAGGGATTGCGTGAATTCCTTGTAATCCGAGTTTTAGAGGGAAAATTTACGCTACCGCGTGGTTATACCTTCGTAACCTTTGCCAGTCTAGGAGAATAAGCCATGATGCAATCAAACACCGCGATAGGAACACGCGCAGACCGTATCAGGCTTGTAACAACG